CCCTGAAGCTCACGCTGCGGGGACGTCACCGTTGGCCAGTAAACGAGAACGAGGTTTATCCATAAACGAGAACGAGAAACGAGAACGTCACCTGTGTGCTGGTTACCAGGCCACGCTAACTAAGAGGTAAAATGTAACGTGGCCAGGAAACGAGAACGAGGGTTATGCTGCATCGGGAGGAGCTCCCAGCTCCTGTAGCAGACTATCCTGGACCAGTGGCCATTGTAACGGGAACGAGAACGAGGCAAACGGGACGAGGGAACGAGCATCAGTGAAAACGGACACCGGTCTGTACAGTCTAAGAGACTTCTGCAAGAGGGTCTCTTTCAAGATAATTACTTTGCCACCTGCTTTAATATATTTGTTAATCCAAACAATTTGCCACTTATTAAGCTTCGGATAACTTAATGAATCTGATTTTAGTTCTACCCAAAATATTTCACCATATGATACTGCATGAATATCAGGAATACCATTGATTGTGCTAGATTCTACGCGAGTTAGAAAGCAATCAGTCAGTCCTTTTTTTACCTTTTGCCATAGCCTAGTTTCCCCATTTTTATTAGACATGATTAAGTAAGTTTTTTATATTTTAATTTTCCTAATTGATTTAATTACTGCTGTTGGAATAATAGTTGTATTACCAATATTGTCAAATGTTGGCTTATCTTTAGTCTTGATATAATCACTAAAAATTCTAGTAATCCCGTTCTTTTGACTTAACAAATAACCTTTAGATACACATATGGGTAATTGTTCTTTACTCAAATCCTTTGTGCTAGACCAGCCCGCATCTCCTTCGATATCCAACCATTCTATTTCTACAAAAGGATAATCCTCAATCACGTTACCGAGATTTTTAAAATCAAAGTTCAATATTTTAGACTGTTGTCGTTTCTTTTTAGTCATCTATATCTATTTTAATAGTTCCAACAGATGTTGTAATTCCAGAGTTGTGCACTTGATTAAAAACATTTAACCAATCAGACCACTTAGCCTTGCTCAATTTCTGCAACGTCTTGGGACTCAACTTCAATCGTTTTGGCGTTGTAGCCATCGATCTTGTTTGATAATTCCTCGAGCTTTTTTTCAAGTTGCTCACGTGACATACCCTCCAAACCACTAACAGTTACCTCTTTACGATCAACATAAGCACCGGCTAATTGACCAGACCTATATTCTGCATTGATGGCTGCTGCGTATTGTTTTTCTTTTTCAGCGCTGTTGGCAATTCTTTCTAATCTTTTATATCTTCTAAGATTGTCACTTTCGTATTTTTTAACTTCACGTTCAAATAATTTATCGAAATATTTTGCAATATGTGGTGAGTGTTTTCTTGATAACATTCTGGATGCAACAGATCCATAATCTTTTTCATTAGTGCAAACATAACCTGCACGTTTTAATGCTTCAGCTTGTGTGATGTTACCCCAATCTTGAACATATATTTCAACAAACATTTTTTGTTTGGGAGTTAGATCAAGTTCAGTTCTATCTGATTTCTTTTTAAGTCCACCAGGCATTATCTTAATTTATTTTTATCTCTTTGAGTAAGTTTTCTACCACCGTGTAATTTGATACCAAACTTCACGTCTGTTTTAGCATCGTTTCTTTTACCAGAACCTCTAATACCGCTTTTCATAATCTCTAAAATACTTTTGCCACCAGCTTTTCTATATTGCTTGTAGCCATATTTAATTCCTTTTGTAAGTAATCCACCAACTAACATTTTCTTAACAATTACACCACCTTGTGCTTTACGTCCAATTTTTTTGATCATAATTTTCTACTATATAGATATTTCAGAGTAATGACTAGTTCCCAACAACCAACTGTTTGCGTTCCCGCAAGAGTGGTGTATCCCAGATACACCATAGATACACCATAGATACACCATTAAAATTGATTAAAACCATTGGTATTATTGACTAATAGAACATTAGATACACCAGATACACCTCTTTTACCCCCGAGGGTACTTTTTATTGTTCGTTACTCTAGATAATCTATATAGTAGAAATTTATCCCTTGTCCGGTGTCCGGTATTATGTTAGTTTGAACATGTGTTTTATACATATGAAACTTGGTTAAAATAGCTTCTGGGGGTTTTTTATCATTTTTAGCTCTTTGACTTTCCCCCAGGAGCTTTAACTCAATCTTTTTAAATTTTCATTTAATATCAGAGTCTTAATATACCGTCTTTCTTCTTTACTCCCTGCATTCCTATACTTTCGATATAACTCTCGATAACGGATCCAGGACAACTGCAGATCTGAAAAAAAAATTTTCTCACTGTCTACTAATTTAAAATACTCACCTCGTACAAAATCCGGATCCATATCAGCACCCCAACAAACGTCTTTAAAATCATCAGAATTATTTACAAACCAAACATGACTATCGTACTTAAAATAAGTTTCTTTTTTCAAATTAGAGGTGGTTATAGCATCCTCCAACGCCTGGACAATAATTGCCTGGAATAATCTTTGTTCAGAATATTCTTTTATTTTTGTAAGTTCTAAAGACAACTTAATGCCCAAAAATTTTAATAAGGCTGGTGCACAGCTCATAGGCTTTTTCCTGTCTCATGCTTGAAATTTTTTTTCTGCTAGATGATTTCTTAACTTTGTTATTAAAAACCTTAAAATATAAATCCCACATTCTTTCCAAATAGTACATCTTGTCCTCACCGGACATGAAATCCATGATAATAATAGAGTCTTTAAGTAAACCTTTAGGTTTTTTTATATTCATCTGCATAACCACGATGTGGGAAAAGATATGGATTGGGAAAATCTACACCGTGGCTAAGCATTTTTAACAACCAGACTAATGCCTTTTGCTTTCGCAGCAGCTTTACGTCCTGATCGCCATCTATCCTCGATTTTATCAAGGAAAGAAAGACTGAAATTTCCTAAACCAAAGTCATTTCCACAATACAATTGAAACATTAAGCTTGTTAGCTCATCATACGTTTTCTTATTTGGACAGATCAAAACTAGTTTGTCCAATGCATGATTTAATGCTTCTTCACTACTTTTCTTAATAGCTTTACCCACAAAATATCCTTTTTATTAAAGTTAAATTGAGTGTTAATTGTTCGGTGAAAATAAAGTGTTTTAAAGCCCCACTTATTTCATTTAGGCTTAGGAATACTTTTTAATTAATAACTATTTAAATTTTGATTGCAAGTAAAAAAAAGGGCCAGTCTCCCGGCCCTTTTTTTCAACATATGTTTATCTACTATTTCAAGAGTTTTTTACCTTGAGATAACAAATTCTCTTTCATTTTACCCTCTGCAACACCTTCTTTTTTGGCTATCTTTTTAATAGAATCAGATACCATTTTCTTAATCATGTTGCCTGGATTTCTAAGACCATTTTCTCCCATAGCCCTAATAATTGTGTATGATTCGATGTCTACTGCAATTGATTTCCATTTATTTACGTCCATTATTTCTCCTATTTCTCTTGATACTCTTTAGTTTTATGAAATTCAACCAAATTTATTTTATTTTTTTGGTTAAGCCCTGAGTTATAAATCCTCTCGATGATTGAAATATAATCAGCAGTGGATGTACCAGATAAAAACCATGAAGATTTACTCTGACATGCAGTTTTAAATCTTTTAAAGTCAAACTTAGGATGTTTATCTGCTACAATATAAGATATCACCATTGAACGTTTAAAACGTTTGTTCTTAGGTGACTCCATACCATAAAAATATTTTTTAAGTTGCATCAATTGAGATCCAATACGATCCGCATGCTCAATACCTCCTGCAGGAATTACAAATCTCCCTGTTTTAAAATCATTACTGATTCTAGACCACAATGAAGTTTGTTTTAATAAAAGAACCACCATCTCTGCAACATTGATTCCGTACTGTTGCATTTTGTTTCTACAAATTCTGTAGTCCATTTTATTTCTAGCACAGTGTTGACCTAAGTAATCATTCATAGACCAGTTCTTACGACCTGTGTTTAGTCTAGCAACATCCAATGGATCATCAGAGTCCATAATGATATATGGTATTTTTAGATCTAATTGTTTTCTGGCTTCCAGTGTGTGTTGGCCATCAACAACTTCCATGTTTTTATTTACACGAATGGGATCGTAAAGATCTTTTTCTTCAATCAACTTTTTAAGTTGCTGCACGTGTGCTTCATCTACAGGTCTATTACCTCTAGTCTTTTTGAACTTACTATAATTAGTAGTTTCAAAAAATTTGTTTTGTATTGCTTTGTTCATTTTTACTCCTTGGTTAGTTGTACATTAAATATCCCACAGATGCAAAAATAAATAATAATACTTTTGCAGGGATAATGGTTAGTAATGCAATAAACATCATACTAAATATTAGGTCTTTCATCGGCACCTTTCTGTTGATCTTGTATAAGTTTATTTGCAATATTTTCGTTAATTGGATAAATAGGCATGTCTTCAAAATTCATTGAACACTGCTGCAGCATCTTCATAACTTCTTGGTACGCATCGTCTTGATATTCTAAGGGCTCACCATTGATATCAGTATTCGGTAGCCGTGATAAAATATCATCTACTTTCATACTCCAATCCTTAAATACTTGTGAGTCTGATTTATTTGACATCAAACCCCCACATTGCAAATTTTTGAATTAAAGTACCAACAGCATCATGAAATTTTACACTACCATTTAGTGCATCTTTTACTTTTAATTTTTTGTAAACTTCGTTGTTCACAAATAAAGTAATTTCGTCTGTTGCTTTGTTAAAAGTTACAGTCAAGTTTTGTGCACTTGATGTAAACTTATCTTTTTCTTTTACTTCCCACTCTTTTTTTAACACTAGTGGTTGGTTCTCTTGTGTTGCCATAAGGCCTCCTCTTTGTTATTATTATAGATATCTTTATATAAACATTTTAATGGGATATGCAAGCAAATAATAAGGTAGGATAATATAGGATATTATGAAGTTTTTACTAGTTTTACATTTATGTAGTTTTGTAACTCAGACATGTCCTGGCATGTTACACCCCAAAGGAGTCTATAACTCATGGTATGAATGTGCTGTCGAGGGCTATAAAAAGGGTGGAGAATACATTGCAAAAGCACCAAAAGAACAAGTAAATGCACAAAAAATAGCTGTTAAATTTGAATGCAAACCTATCGATCCTGCATAGAGGTTGCATTAACGTCACATTTTGATATATAATACCACATGAAGCTATATCGGATCAAAGCAAATTACAAGAATCTATATATAGATGAGACACTTGAAGCTGAGAACGATAAGGCCGCTCTTGAGTGTTTAGTTAAGAAGGTTGACTCAGGAGTTGTAACAGAGAAAGAAGGTGCTGGTTTCCATGATCCCAACATACTTATCTTAACCTTTGAGGAGATAAACCGAAATGCTACAAAAGTTAATATCGGAGAAACTTCAGTTGGAATCCAAGTGGGCAACACAAGCGTTAGCTCAGGGTAGAGTTACTACTGACATGAAGTGGATAGACATCAAGATTAAAAATCTTAGAACTAAGATTAATGATCAAAGTGTAGAAGACGCAAAAAAAGGTCTTCTAGATATAGCTAGCTAAGTACTAGCTTTAAAAAAAAATCAACTTTTTACCTAAGATAAGTATGCTCTAAATTATTCTTTAGCCTCTCCCCAGGATTGACCTAAAGCAATATCGACTTTTGATGGGACTTTCATACCGTCAATGGCACTTTCCATAATTTCTTTTACATCTTTAATATCTTTTTCACTATTGATTGAAAAACATAATTCATCATGGATTTGTAATAATGGTTTGTAACCTGCTTTGTAACAATTAATCATTGCTTGTTTAGTTTGATCAGCAGCAGAACCTTGAATTAATCTATTTAAAGCTTTGTAGGTGAATGCTCTTCTGATGTTGTTGCCATAAATGGCCTTAGCCTCTTCATATTGCATTGCTTTGTTCATTCCGAAGGTAGCAGGCTCCCACATGTCAAATCTGCATCTACGGCCTCCTATGGTCCTTATAAAGCCATATTTAGAGGCACTGTTGGTTACTTCTGTAGCTAATTTTTTAACAAAAGGCACTCTTTCACCATATTGTCTTAAAAGAGCTTCAGCTCTATCTTTATTGATACCTAATTCTTTACCTAATTTAGCCTTACCCATACCATAAAAT